TTGTTATGCTAGAAGTCTAAAGGAGTCGGTTGAACTTACTGATTTTGATCAATACCTCATGTCAACAGACATTGGTGAAATTGCAATGTATGAAGGTAAAGAAGTTCCTTTAGATCACCCATTAATTGAAGCAGAATATCAAGGTAAAGAAGTAGAATTGAATGAGCCGAAGCGTGGAGGTAAAAAGAAATTTTTTGTCTATGTTAAGAATGACAAAGGCAACGTAATAAAGGTACAATTCGGAGATACATCAGGCCTTACTGCAAAGATAAATAACCCTGCAGCGAGAAAATCATTTGCTGCACGTCACAACTGCGCAGCTAAAAAGGATAAAACAAAACCAGGCTATTGGTCCTGCAATCTTCCACGATATGCAGCACAGCTTGGATTAAAAGGCGGAGGTTCGTTTTTTTGGTAATATGAGTAAACCCTATACAGACAAAACAAATGGTCGATTTAAAACTCGTACTTTTGAATCAAACACTGGTTCACACGAATTAGTCTGGCACCGCGATAAATCAGATCGTGTTATAACAGTACTTGAAGGAAAAGGCTGGATGTTTCAAATGGACAATGGAATTCCTTATGAATTAGAAGAAGGTGATGTTTTAAATATTACTGAAATGGAATACCATCGAATTTATAAAGCCGGATCAACTAACTTAGTAATAGAAATTGAAGAGCCTAAAAATAAATTAATGAAAGAAAACTCTATAGGATCGTTTAGTGATTACTTGTCAGAAGCTTCTAAAGCTGGTAAGAATACTCACATGACACACATCGAAGATAGAGTTATCTATGGTGGTGTGAAAGGTGCAAGAGAATCGATTTTTGCATTACGTTCATTAAGAGATATGCTTGCTGGTAATAGTAATTCCTCTACCGATGTTACAGTAAAATGGGATGGTGCACCTGCAGTTTTTGCTGGCATTGATCCAAGTGATGGCCAATTCTTTGTTGCTAAAAAGGGTATCTTCAATAAAGACCCTAAGGTTTATAAGTCAGAAGCCGATGTCCGTGCAGATACTTCAGGTGATCTTGCAGAAAAGTTAGTAATAGCTTATAAAGAACTTAAAGATCTTGGAATTACTGATGTTATTCAAGGTGATGTAATGTTTACAAAAGGTGACTTAAACAGCGAATCAATTGATGGCGAAAAAATGATCACCTTTCAACCGAACACAATCGTGTACGCGGTTCCAGCTAAATCTGACCTTGCTAAGACAATGCTTAAAGCTAATCTTGGAGTTGTATGGCATACAACATATAAAGGTAAAGACTTTGCTTCAATGAAGGCGTCCTTTGGTGTTAACCTAAAAGGCTTAAAAAAGAAACCAAGCGTTTGGTACCAAGATGCAGATTTGCAAGATCTTTCAGGTACTGCAACATTAACAAAAGTTGATACAGATGAAGTGAATGAAGCTCTTTCAGAAGCAGGTAGAATATTCCAAAAGATTAAATCGACCACACTTTCTGAACTTGAGAATAACCCAAATCTTGCAATTAAGATAGAAACATTTAATAATACACTTGTTCGGAAAGGTGAACGTATCGCAAGCACTGCTAAACATGTGCAGGATCTTATTAAATGGTTTGACCAAAAGTATAAAAAGGAATACGAAAAGCGTTCAAGTGAAAAAGGCAAAGCTGCTGTGCTAAAAAGACAAGAAGACGAAATGAAATTCTTTTCAAAGGAAAATAAGAAAAACCTTGATCTCATGTTTCAACTCATGAACGCGATTGTTGATGCCAAATTGATTATTATAAATAAATTAGATAAGCTAAAAGAGATTGATACATTTGTTCGTACTCGCACAGGATTTAAAGTAACAGGTTCAGAAGGATTTGTCGCCATTGACCGAGCAACAAGTGGAGCAGTTAAATTAGTTGATCGCATGGAATTCTCCATGAACAATTTTAGTAAGGATGTAATAAAAGGATGGGAACGTTAAAATCATTTAAACAGTTTAGTGAAGAAAAGAAAAAGGAAGTAGTCTTTACATTTGGTCGGTTCAATCCGCCTACAATTGGTCATGGTAAACTGTTAGCAAAAGTCGCAGCTGCAGCAATTGGTAATGATTATCGTATATACGCATCCCAATCGAGCGATCCTAAGAAGAATCCTTTAGAATATAAAGAAAAGATTAAAGTAATGCGTAAAATGTTTCCTAATCATGGAAGAAACATTGTTGAAGATAAAAAGGCTAAGACTGCATTACATATAGCATCTATTTTGCATGATCAAGGTTTTACTAAAATCACTATGGTAGTTGGTTCAGATCGTATTAAAGAATTCCAAAAACTATTAAATGCGTATAATGGAGCTAAAGGCCGTCACGGGTTTTATGACTTTAAAGATGGAATTGATGTAGTATCTGCTGGTGAACGTGATCCAGATGCTGAAGGTGTATCTGGAATGAGTGCATCTAAAATGCGACAAGCCGCAATTGATGGAGACTTCAAATCCTTTATGCTTGGTATTCCAAAAGCTTATGGTAAAGGCATGACTCTTTTTAATCTTCTTCGTAAAAGAATGGGACTAAAGGAAAAGAAAAATTTCCGTGAACATGTTGAATTGCCTACAGTTTCTGAAACACGAGAAAGGTATATTGCCGGTGAAGTATTTAATGAAGGTGATACTGCTTATGTAGGTGAAGTATCAATAGTCATTAAAGAGCGTAAGTCAAATTACGTAGTATGTACTGAAGGCGATAAATACTTTATTAGTTCTCTTAGCGAAAAAATGAATAAGACTTATGGTAAAGGCTTATCGAAATCAACTAAGTCTAAACGTCAAGCGCAGTTCAATAAACAAGCTAAACTAGATGACAATGATCCAAAGGCGTATAAAGCTGCACCAGGAGATGCTAGATCAAAGACGAAACTTTCGAAACATACGATCGCTTATCGTAAAAAGTTTGGAGAGTTTGTAGAAATTGGTAAAGCTGCAAATGATCATAAGAAAGATACTCCTGGTGAATTGAATGAAAAGCAAATTGCTGGTTTAAAAAAGAAAGCAGAAAAGTCTGGTATGCCCTATGGTATTCTAAAAAAGGTGTTTGATCGTGGAATGGCTGCTTGGAAAACAGGTCACCGTCCAGGAGCAACACCTCATCAATGGGCATTTGCTCGAGTCAATTCTTTTATTACGAAGAGTAAAGGCACTTGGGGTGGAGCTGACAAAGACTTAGCAGCGAAGGTCAGAAACGAATCTACTGATCTTGAAGAAGGTGAAGGCAAAAGCGAACCGTGGGAAGATGGTTTTAAACGGCGTGTAGTTAAAACCACTAAACCTGAACATTTAGAAAAGGGATTTAAATGGCGTATTAAAGGTAAAGACCGTGATGAAATTTCCATTAAGCTCTATAAGCAAAAACCAGACTTTGAAGAATATAAAAAACAAATGAAAAGAGTTGCCGGCCATGAATTTGGAGGGTGACTTTATTATAAATAGAATAACAACCTAATGGGAACTATGAACATTTCAGAAATCAATCAAAAAAAATTATCATTACTTGATGTAAGCCAGCTAACTGCATTCCTCAACATCTTTAAAGGTGTATCTAATCCAAAGGCAAAGACGATTGTAAAAGATCTTGCTCGAGAGTTAAGTACACGAAAAACAGAAGAAGTAGAAGAAGCTTCTATTAAAGACATCATTAAATCAGTAAAAGCTTCTGCTAAAAAGATTGGTGGAATCATTGATAAAGTAATGGATGATGCTGAATTTCAAAAAGCTTATGCCAAATATATTGATAATCCCAATGATAAAAATAGGCTAAAGAAGATTCAAGACTATACAAACGGTATGATCGGCGATACGTTCGAATCAACTCGTTTAAAAGAAGAACGTCTCAAAAGGACGTGTTCGATAGTGCTTGGTGAAGACTTCGATCAAAACTTTATTTACGAAGATGTAGACTTTACTAAGCCTTCTGAAATCAAAGATGCGTATAAGTCCTTTGAACTTAACGAAAACCGCGCGATTGTCTATAATCCAAAAGGCATTAAAAGGTTTATTAAACAAGCAGAGAAAAAGTTTCCTCAATATAAAGGTGAAATTGAACAACTTGAAGATGACGAAATTATTTTTCCAAACGATCCTAAACTAATTAACTTTTTTAAAGGCGCAAGAGAAGTTAAGTTTGTTCTTAAGGATTCGGTTGATCTTGAAGAAGCAAAAAAAGTAATTGCTTCAGTCGAATTGTGGAATGGCAAAAAGATGAAAAAGTCTTTTAAAGACCAATCAGCCGCAGAAAAGTTTATAAAGAAAACGCAAGACGAAGAAGACGTTCGTGGATACAACATGTACGCAGAAGATCTTGAAGAAGCAGTTAAGTTTTGGACAGTTACTATCACTAAGAAAGCTGGTAAACTCTTTAAAGGTCAAACAGTTGATGTAAAGGCCCGTAACTCTGCTGAAGCTATTAAGAAAGGCCTTAAACAAATGAAGGCTAATCCAAACACAGTACCAAGCGGAAGTGTAGATGCGGTACTAGGAGAATCAATTGAAGAATCTAATAAAGATAAGTATATGTGGGGTGACATCAATAACGCTATGTCAGGTTCAGGTTTAAATCCACGTGTAATTATGAATGTTCTATCTAAACTAAAAGGTAAAGCGGTAAAATAAAATTTTATGACAATGAATAAAGGGGAATCAACAAGATTAGACCGCATCGAAGAGAAGATTGATAAGCTCGCCGATGCAGTTGTTTCTATTGCGAGAGCAGAAGAGAAACTATCTGGTCTTGAATCTTTAAACATAGCACAGCACCAACAACTTCAAGATCTCGACAATAGAATGAGGCAGGTAGAAACTAAAGTGCACGACGTTGAAACTTCAATGGGTGTATTAAATAAAGTTATTTGGATTGCGATTACGGCACTTATCACAGGTTCAGTGGCAATGATCTTTTGGGGGACACCGTCACTATGATGAGTTTCTCACAGTTTTTGATTGAGAAGCCTTTAACACCTCAGCAAAGAATTGCTAGAGGCCGGTTAATGAAAAGACTTGCTCCTAAAATGGCAATGAAAAGAAAAATGGCCGCAAAGAAAAAGGCCCCTACAGGAGTTTTGAAAAAACGTGCCGAAGCAAAGGCTAGAGATATTCTACGCGCGAAATATTTAAAAGATAAAGATTATAATTCTTTATCTTATGGCGAAAAACTTTCCATTGATAAAAAACTTTCAGGAAAAACAATGGTGATAAAAAAAATAGCCAAAAAGCTAATGCCTAAAATCAAAAAGGCAGAAGACGAAAGACTTAAAAAATTAAAGGCGGCCACAGCAACCGCATAACGTATAAATAACAAAACAGAAAGAAACCTAACATGTATAACATAAACGACAATAAAACACAGTCTGTGGCCCAAGCCGTAAAGCAAGTCATAGAAGCTAAAGAAGACTTTAAACCTCATACAATGTATGATCCAAAAACAGGTAAAGAGTATGAAGCAAAGACACTTGAAGATCATCTAAAGATGAAAGACATGGGTTATACTCATGAAAAGCCAAGTGAAAAAAATGAAACCGAAGTACAAGATTCTGATAAAGACATCGTAGATCTTCACGCTGTCGATAAAAAAGATAATCCTGAAAAGGAAAGACAAGTCGAAGAAAAAGAAGCTATTACAGAAGCCGTAGATAATTTCTTTGGTTTTTCAACAAAAGACGGATTAGTTAAATTCCAGTCGATGGCTAAGAAGCTTAAAATTAAGCCAATAAGCAACCCAGTTGTAATGAAGCGCGGCGGTAAAGAATTCCACGTAATGGGATTTGAAGGTTCAGTACGTGACATTGAAAAAGCAATGAAAGTTGCTGCTGGTATGCAAGAATCAAGTGATTTTACTAAAGAAGGCAATGAATTTACTGCAGCTGCCGCTAAAGCTAAACTTGCTGGCGAAGATGAATTCGAGTTTGACGGTAAAAAGTATCCTGTAGAAATTGGTCAAGATGCTGCTGAAAAGATCCTTGGAAAAAAGGAATCGGTTGAACTTCAAGAAGCAGCAAACTTTGGTGATATCGAAAAAGTAATGAAGTGGGCCAAAAAGAATCTATCAGGCGCCAAGCTTGATATCTCTAAGAAATACGGCACTGCGTTTATCAATCTTACTATTATGAACGTTATCACTCTTCGACTTGGTGGTAAAAAAGGTATAGTAGTTACTCATGATGATCGTACAAACGGTAAAGGTAAAGATTACGAAGAACAGTTTTCTAGTGCTAGCGATGTTATTAAATTTGTTGAAAAGAAATATAACGAAATGCCAAAGGACGAATCAGCTAATCTTGAAGAAGCAATAAAACCTGCGGATTTTGTAAAAGGCGGAGACGCTAAAGTCACAAAGCGCGAGGTCGATGGTATGTTATCAAAACTTTTTATTGATAGCAAATTAGCAAAAGCTGTTGAATCAAATGCTGCATATCAAGATGGTTATAAGGGCAAAGTAAAAAAGAATCCCTTCAAGAAAGATACAGCAGACTTCCATCTTTTCGAGCTAGGCCAGCAATCAGCCGACGCTGAATAGGTGGTATAAATAACTTTATAATGCTTTTTGATGAATTAAATAATGCGAACTTTGAATTATATGCTGCTAGACATTATAGAAATTCTGCTTGCTTAGATGCGCAAGATTTCTATGATGATGTAGCAAAATTCAAATACGTTGTACGATTGCTTAGACGATACCGAGATACTGGTAAGATACAAGAGAGACTTCTCTTAAATCATATCATAACAATCTATAACGTATTTGAAATTCATGCAGCAAACAGAATGATATTCCATAGGGTGGATCTTAATCTCTGGCCAGCGCTAAAAACATTTTTAATTTATTTGAATTATTTACCTGAAAGCTTACACAAAAATATAAATATTGATCTAGCAATAGCAACAAAACTAAAACAATTATAACATGGGATTTTTAAGAGGACCAGATTTTTTCTACGCATTACGTTTCTTACGCCTGCTTACCACTAAGTGGGAAAAAACAAGCGCGTTCAATTTAGGTATCGTAGATAAAAACGGCAAAATTCTTAAAAAACCAAAAACAGCCGAAGAAAAATCGGC